TCTGCTTAAAATCTCCCCTGTCTCTCTTTAGTTCAATTTCTTCTGGTCTCCAGAAGTTCATCATTTGCTTGCTGTCAAGCTCTTTGAAGATAGGATATTTGATGATGTCATATCTTTGTACGCCAAGATCTTGTCCAAGAAACAATGGCTGAGTCATTGGGTCAACGTTTTTGAGATTAAAAATTGTTTTCATTCAAATCCTTTGCGTTACTAGTTGTTCGTATACCTTTTATAAGGTTATCTTCCGCCCACAATGGTTGAAGATTGCTGTAATGAAAACACTGTTTTTGCTGCTCTGGATCATACATGTCGAACGAGGCGCAGGGTTTTATATGATCGACATGCCACTTTCCGTAGTTTTCTTTTGTCATTCCCTCTTGAAACATAGATTCTAAATGTTCCCACAGTTGGCTGACATCACATCCTAACAGCCTCATGGTATGGTCCGATTTAGTGGTCCCCTTCAGTGCTCCGTATAACCTAGATCTCAAGTTAGATATCAATCTGTAATTGAGATTATTACTGAATCTATCTCGTTCGTAAGCCTTTCTTCTCTCGAAGACATCGGGCTTAGAAGAATACTTTTTATTTCTGGCTCTAGACAAAATTCTAGCCGTTTCAGTTCTACTATACTCAGCTTTTATTGCCTTGCCGTGTTCTGAGTTGTCATAACGCTTCCTTCTTTTTTTAGCCATTTCTTTTTGTTCCGGGGTAGACGTTTCTGCCTTTCGGCAGTCTTTACAACGCCCTCTAAATCCGTCTTTAGACCTTCTATCTTTCCCAAAACATAAAATGGACTTATTCTCTTGACAACTGGCGCAGAACTTAAATGCTACATGCTCCACCGATACACCCCCCTTCTTCTTCTCCCAACATCTCATTATGTTCTTTGTCTCCATCCGGAGTATTGGCATAATAGAAGTTTTTTAGACCATATTTATAACCGTAAATCTGATCTTTGATCAACACGCTGAGAGGAATGTTTCCATCTGCATAATGAGAATAATTGTAATATAAATTAGTGCTCATGCTCATGTCAACAAACTTTTGAATCACGGCGGCTATATTAAGAATAGACTTATTGTCTTTTATGTCCCAAGCTATTGTGTAGTAATTCTTTCGACTGTGATAGTTTGGAACAAGCTGCTTGAGAACACCGTTCTTGGCCTTTTTGTGGATCAATAAGCTTCTGACTGGTTCTATTCCGTTGGTGCTGTTTTGAATGACAGAACTACTTTCGCAAGGCATAATAGCAGATAAAGTAGAATTGCGAAGACCATGTTTCTTGACTCTTTCACGTAAACCCTCCCAGTCCATATTGTATTTAGGTTCAACAAGCTCATCGACCGTTTTCTTATACCAATCAATTGGTAGCAAGCCTTGAGAATATTTCGTATCTTTAAACTTTGGACAAGGCCCAAGAGATTCAGCTAATTCACAACTAGCGTTTATCAAATGCCATTGTATTTGCTCCATCGTTTCATGAACAAGTTTCAATGCAGCTTCATCGTTATAAGATAGCTTATTCTTTGCTAGAAAACCAGCTAAATTAGTGATTCCAATACCAAGAGAACGTCTGTTCTTTGTGAAAGTTTCGCCAGCCAAGATTGGATACTCTTGATATTCTATCACAGAATCCAAAGTCTGTACGGCGATTCTGCAAGCTAATTCAATATCTTTCTCATTGTTCAACTCTAGCAGGTTGAGTGCCGATAAAATGCAGATACCTATTTCACCTTTTGGATCACTTATGGATTCGATTGGAACCGTGGGGTGTATAATTTCTTGGCAATTGCTTACCAAAACCCCATTGGCATAAAAGTTGTGATTATGCTTAACAGTAACGTCAAATACCTTTTCGACATTATTAAGCTTATTGATTTTTAGCATTTTTCTCGTTTCTCTGTTTAATAGTGTTACTAATTTTTAAATTGACTTCTTCGTTGTATCTTTCATCTTTAGTCAGAGCGAACGAATCTTTATTGTGGTCAATACCGTTTTTTGATAAAAATTTCTTGAATGACTCTAAAAAGTTTTGATAACCTCCTCCAAAACGATACTTGGTATATGTTAGTGGCAATCCGTTTTCTTTCGAGTATTCAGTCCATCTAGCACGTATCAGACGGTTGTCATTGCTCTTAAAAAAACTCATAGCGTACTCAAGAATTTCTTCGTTGGAAATGGCATTGGCATTAGGATTCTTCTTTCCTTTAGACCTTTTTGAAATCTTCTGCTTCCATTGGTTTAGCTTATGATCTGGAACGCACCATCCACCAACTCCTCCTTGACTTTCATTGTATCCATTTGCGATAGAGTCGTTTTCTTTAATAAATTCTTTTTCCAATCGTAGAGCCTCTTCCTGAGACTCGCATTTGGAGAGTGTTTCAAATAGGCAATCAGAAATGCCATACAATCGGATAGCTCTATACAAGTGACTATCAATCCCAGCTATGGAGTTCAGATAATGTTTATGTATTCGCTCTGTTGGACTCTTGCTGGTCATACCAATGTATGTCTTTAGCGTCGTTTTGAAGGTAATTTTGTAGACGTAGTGTAGCATGATCAATCTCCGCATGTAGGAATAGAAATTATCTATCCTATAATACACAAATCATTCCATTATCTGCAATTCGTCCGTCTCTTCTAAGTCTTTCGCCATTACGTATCCACGGTTTTTGGTATAGATTTTATGATCTGGAGTACATTTTACGACAAAGCCAGACTCTAGATCTGTAACCTCCAGAATTTCCGCACTTTCATTCATCATTGCGGCGTCAGATATCAATTCAAAGCTATCTAAACCATCTTTTGAAGATAGAATTTTAACTTCCTTGCCATATTCAACTAGCTGCACTACCTCCTCCATAGAGATTGTACACAATTGCCCTTCCACGTCAACCATCACGGATGTATCTCCGGTTACGCATAAATTAGACATATAGCATGGTATATTCCACGATCCATGCTCATTGGCATTGTCAATATTCATTGAATAAATTCGACCAGTTTCAAGTCTTTCGCGAGCAAAAATTTCTGCCAATTTTCTGGCTGATATCTTCTTCTTAAACTTTAAAGATCTAGAATTTTCATACTTTAAATAAAGCTCTTCAAACTTCTTGTTGTCACCAAAAGCTTCGTATAATCCTTTTGCTTCATGAGGACTAAACAGGGTGATATCTTGATTTGCAATCAGACGATCATAAAATAATTTACAAAATTGAATTGAGTAGTCTAATTTTCGCACACGGTTATCGTCAGTTCCAGCGTTATTTTTAAGAACCAAGACATCTTCAATCTCGTAGTGCCAAAATGGAATATGGGCGGTCGCTGACCCTCCCCTTAGGCCATTTTGACTTGTAGATTTTACTGCTGATTCGAAGTTTTTTAGGAATGGAATGACGCCAGTGTGAATAACTTCTCCTCCTCTGATTGGAGAGTTGATCGGTCTGATTCTTCCTATATTTAGACCGATACCAGCTCTTCTGGCTGTATACTTGCCAACAGCGTGGATGCTAGAAAAAATACCGTCTATATCATCATTCACGTCAACAAGAACACAGCTTGCAAACTGACGGGTATTGGTTCTGACTCCAGCCATGATAGGAGTAGGCAGGTTGATCTTGAACGTAGAGTAGCAATCGTAGGCACGTTTTACACCCTCTAACGAATCAAACAGGCACATAGCGATACACATATAGGCGTACTGAGGTGTTTCATAGATAACACCGGTGCTTCTGTTTTTGACAAGATATTTATCAATCAGTTGTTGTAATCCAGCGTATGTAAAAAAATCGTCACGAGAGTGATTTATGTACATTCCAAGATTACGTACCTTGTGATACGGATCATTTGGCTTAGTATCATCGATCCATTTGTTTAAAAGGTAATCGTGATAGATACCATTGTCTACGTTCCTTTGTAGGAACAGCGTAAAGTCCGTTGGGATGTCGCCGCAGCCCCATACTTCTTTTCTCAGTTGCATATTTAGCAGTCTAGCCGCAACATACTGATAATTTGGACTTTGCGTTGAGATTAAATCATTTGCCGATTTAATTAAAATCTGGTGAATCTCTGAGCTTAACATTCCGTCGTAAAGAGATAGATTAGCATTCATTTCTACCTCAGAAAAACTTACACCGTTGATGTCTTTGGTAGCCCACTCAAGAACCTTATGAATTTTTTCTACAGAAAAATTTTCCTTATCTCCATTACGTTTTGTAACTTGCATTTTCTTCCTTGTTTTAAATAGTTGAATAGTGACCACAATCGGGTAATCTATTATAGTCTGATAGGCGTGATTTGTCTGTACAATTTCTAAAAAAAATCCCCCCGCAATACATTATTACGGAGGGGTTTTATCAGTTTTCTTTTTGAACAACACTAAGCTCAATTCCTTCACCTATATGAACTATCATTACTTTTTTACCGTCTTTTATTGTGAATTCAACTTTTTCCAAAAGCTCTTTTGCTTTGTCTATGTCTTTTTCTTTTATGCCGACTCTAGAGAGCAACGCCTTGAGAATGTCATCTATCATTGTTTGACACCCCAAGATAAAGCATTTAAAGTTTGAACAAGCTTTTCACGTTTAGAGCTATCTAACGATACGCTTTCTTTACCAATTGACTGAACAATAACGTTGTCAATATCCTCGCCTAGATTTTCATATTTATCTTTTAACTTTGTGTTAAAGTATAATGCTCCAGCAAACATATTAAACTTTCTGAATTGCTCGGTCGTCTGAATAAACTCTTTATCTGTGTTTATTATGTCAGCCATCTCTGAGTAAAAATAAAACAATAAATCTGAATCTTCAGAACTGAAGCTCGTTTCAACCACTGGCTGCACCAGAGTTTTATATTCTATTGAAGGCTCATCTACTTTGACTGTAGTTTTTGCTGGACTTATATTTTTGATTGCATCAAATGCTGATTCACCAAAAATACCAATCACGCAGAGTGCTGATGCTAATAATAACTTTATTTTTTTATTCATTTGAATGTCCTCTTACGTCTATGGTTTGTTCAACCTTCACAAGCAAAGGAAAAATCTTTTCAAGCTCATTGTAAGCTTGCATCAAGTTATTTTTCTTGCATTGAGACATTAAATTTTCCCACACAATAACCATCTGAGTTAGCTCTGAGATCGTGGATATGTTGTCTACACTCGACTCTTTCTCAACTTCTTGCTCAACATCTTTCTCAATAGATGGCTCTGGTTTATTTGATGGCTGCTTCCTTTTGAAAAAATCCTTTGGAATTTCACCCAAAATAACACTGCCTCCTAAAACGACCCCTAAACCAACCACAACCATTTGAAATACTGTCATTGTTTTTTCTCCGCTTCATTGAATATGCAACTTAATTCCTGTCCCGATAAACCCTTAGAAACTTCTATCATAGATTTGTAGACTGAGTCACGATCTTTTTTAGATTTCCATTTCTTTTTAATATTTCTGTGCAATAGTAGTTTATACATCACGGAAGGATTCTTTATTTCATCGAATAAATCTTCCTTGTTCTTGCTTCTATTGCATTCATATATAAATCTTGAAATGTTTATGATCAAGCCTGCGATAGCAATGATAAAGAATGGATCAATGCTGTAATTTTCATCACCTGAAAATCTATGGGCCGCAACCTTCCTCGCTATTTCATTTAACTCTTCATTTTCTTGATTCATTGAACACCCAATCCTTCAATCATCTCTTTTACGCCCTTAGAATCAATAAACCCTATTTTCTTAGAAATGATTTTATCAAAAACGTTTGACTTGATCAACAGTATTGTTGGATATCTCGTAATCTTGTAATAAGAAAGATATTTCTTATTTTCTGCATCTTCTTCGTTTATAAAGACGAGTTTTATTTTTTTGCTGTCCATCAATTCTCTAAGATCTTTATCTTCCCAAGTAGTCTTTTTCATTAGTCTGCATGGTGCGCACCACTCAGCACCAATCTGGTAGATATAATATTCTGGATCTTGTGTTGCTACAATAGTATTATCTATAATTGGGTCATTTTTTTGACAAGCCTTGCATCCGGGACATTCAGTCTTGTGACCGTCACCATGAATGATAAAACCAGAACCATCGCAAAGCTCTTCTTTGTCGTCGTCTGGGGCTTCAACGTTCATTAAAAATGATTGAGCTAATCTTGTGGAAACAAAAGCGCGAGCTGGATTTTTGAACTGTTGATCTTGATCGCACCCGTCAAGAAAAAAGAGTAAACATAAAGCTAATACTTTCTTATACATCGCAATCTCCATATCATAAAAATGATGATGTGCCATAATCTGGTAGATCTTTAGCTGGGAACCCATCAACATTGCTAAAAACCCAAGATCCTTGCTCGGCCAACATTCCTCGGGCGTCTTTTTCTCTGATCCAAAAACTACCTTCTGGCTGATCATGAACCCTTGGTCCTGAGTTCCATAGACCCCAAGAGTTTTGAACTAAAAATAACATTTCTTTAAATTTACTTTTTGTGTCATCACATGCGATCCAAGCCATTGCATGATTCCAGCCGCTAGATCTTTCTGCGATACCGTTACCGTCTCTCTTGGAAGAGAATCCATAACCAGAACAAACACTGATAGCGTAACCGTTGGCCAAAGCGTCTCTGGCTTCTTGTATGGTTGTTATCATCGATATAGTTTTTACTTGATGTTTTTTAGCTTCGTTGATCCAAATTGACTGAGGAATAGTTTTATTTGCACCAACCTTAGCATTGTAGGTAGATAAGTCTATTGCTCCATAATTCTTACGCAATAAAATGCCACCTTGTGTGGATACGTATTTAGCCGCATTGGAGCAGGTCATACCTTGACCACTGTTGGTTCTGCTTTGATAAATGCCTTCTGTGGCACTTCTGGCTTCGAACGATTCAGATTCACCCTGTACATCTATTTCTACTGCTCGGGTGACGTCAACAGCGTTCCTAGTGGCATGACTTACGCAGTCCCCCGTTTCTTGTCTTTCTGATGGACCAAACTTAGGGTCAAATTTTAAAAGAGACTTGTATGGGAGCGAGAGTTTTCCTTCTCCCGACCCATACAGTCTGTAAGCAGCGGCTCCAAATAGAGGTGTTTTCAATTCACCCAGCAAAGTCGCCGTTTCTTCTGGATCGCAGATCGCTCCATTAAAACCTTTTCGATAAGCATTCAGAAGATCTTTTGGCGAATTAAAATCACTCATTTTGATATTCCTATATAATTACTTCTTGTTGTTGTTTTTTGCCCACTTCAAAATTGTGTCCAAGCCCATTGCGAGAACTGTGGTGACAAGAGGTGAATACACACCAAAGTCTATAAGTTTTACATTTTCAGCAACCACAGTCAAAGCGGCTGCTCCACCAACAAGTGCCGCGTTCTTTGCCAAGTTGATCAAATCTCTAGTGTTTAATTGAAAACCATTAGAACCTTCTGTGCTCATTACATTCTCCTATTTGGAAAAAATGAATTAAAAAACCTTCGTGAATTGAATGTGCGACTTTATATGGAAAACCAACAAACCTAATTGAGCATCCGTTTACTGAAACTGTCTCGATATCAATCTTCCGGCACATACTTAAACATGATTTTATTTCAGTGATAAACTCTTCTCTCTGTTTTTCATCAACCACAGAGAACCAGTCATGACCTTCAAGAGGTCCAAGATCTAGCGTTTCTGTTTTAAACGCTTCGTTGTACCAAGTCAACCTGCCGTCTTTATCTGTTTCAAACAAACATTGAGATGAATAATGCAACGTTGCTTTGGATCTTTGATCAAGAATTTTTTGTCTAATTTCTATTCTATCAACAGTAGATTTTAAATTGTTGATTATATCTTTCATGGAGCCACCACCATTTGGAGTGACTTCTTGTTTGATTATTTTCAGATGATCTGATATTCGTACTTGCTCATCAAAGAATGCTTTAAACCATTTTGTTATTTTGCGTATGGTTAAGAAAATAGTACCTGAGGCACCCATGAGCGTTGCTATAGCGGCAGCTTGATCTTGTGAAAGCATATTGCAAAACCCCTATGTTAAGACGTAAAACTAGCCCCCAGAGTTATCCAGAGGCTA